ATTGTTTCCAATAAATTTGAACGTCCTTTAGAATGAACATCTTTGCTACAGAGCAATGTCCACGAAAATCGGCAATTGCTCTGCCAGATAAGCATATTGTCAAGATGCCTTTGGAGTCTTGTCAAATGCTTTCTATTATTTTTTCAAAGTGGTATTATGATTGGGGCACACTGCCAAAAGCAGATGGAACTCCATACTCTACTAAAAAAGGTGCCTTTCGCAATCACCCATCAACTAAATGGGCTGCCGAAACTCTCTATAATACTGCATGGTTAATTCAACATGGTTGTGCATTGGCAAGTGAATATCATTACCGGTATGGTAAAATTCATACATGCTCTAAAACTTTATTTGAAGCTAAAAAACTATTTCATCAAAAAGCAAAGATGGCAATTATTTGTCATACACAAGCAGAAAATTTCTCTCGTGCCATGCCTGATGAATGGAAATATGATGATACAATAGACACGTTTACTGCCTACAAACGGTATATTGTATCTAAACCTTGGGTGAAGGATAATTACCTTCGTAAACCCGAACGTAAACCTGATTGGATTTGATTATGAGTAATTTTATTTGGGTTGAAAAATATCGACCTAAAACCATTGAAGAGTGTATACTTCCTGACAATACTAAAAAAACATTTCAATCTTTCCTAGATAGAGGAGAGATTCCTAATATGTTACTTGCTGGTCCTCCAGGCATCGGTAAGACAACAGTAGCAAAGGCACTATGCAATCAATTGGGGGTAGACTATTATGTCATCAACGGATCCGATGAGGGACGTTTTCTCGATACGGTCAGAAACAATGCGAAAAATTTCGCTTCGACCGTCTCACTTTCTTCGGATGCAAAACACAAAGTCATCATCATTGATGAAGCAGATAACACGTCCAACGATGTACAACTCCTCTTACGGGCGTTTATTGAGGAGTTTGCTGGTAACTGTCGATTTATCTTTACCTGCAATTACAAAAACAAAATCCTCGAACCACTTCATTCCCGTTGCACAGTGGTTGAATTCGGAATTAAAGGAATCTTGGTTGCAGAAAGTGTTGAATATGATAACAAGGTCCTGGTAGAATTAATTAATAAGCACTTTCCTGACTGGAGACGTGTATTAAATGAGTGTCAAAGATATTCTGTTAGTGGTAAAATTGATTCTGGTATTCTTGCCACGTTCTCTGATGTTGCTGTAAATGAACTTATTAAAGACCTTAAACAAAAAAATTTCTCGGAAGTTCGGAAGTGGATCGTTTCTAATTTGGACAATGATACTTCTGTCCTTTTGCGTCGTATTTACGATGCTCTTTATGATTCCCTGGTTCCGGGTTCTATTCCCGCTGCTGTGCTTGTACTTGCTAAGTATCAGTATCAGGGTGCGTTCGTGGCGGATCAGGAAATAAACATGCTTGCATGTTTGACTGAGATTATGGTGGAGTGTGAATTCAAGTGAATAAAAATGAACTTGAAGAACTAAGATATGATGTGGCACATCATTTACTTAGTAGAATGAGTAAGGGTTCTCAATTTCAATATGCCTTGGATAAAATGCTAGAATCCTGTGATCAATATACAGAAGAACAATTAAAAAAGTTATTACCCAAACCAAAGAAAAAAACTAGAGGAGGAGGATTTTAATGATTGAATTTTTGACACAAACTGAATTTTCATGGGCTGCTAATCATACGATTGTTGAATTTTTAGCAGGATATATATTTGGTAGTGCATTAATTATTGGGGCACCTGCCGTATTCTTTTTTATTGCATTTATGCCAGCACTTCAAAATACGAAAGGTCGTATGGTTGGTTATAAAGATCGTAAAGAATATGGTTATTCATCTACCTATGAAAACGGTAAGATGAAAGATCAAAAACCTTATACACATTATATTGAGGCAGCAGTTTAATGAAAAAGAAAATTAGGGCACAAGTAAAGTCCAGATTTTATTATTACTTTTGGGCAATTGCTACAATTTCAGTAGTCTTTGGACAAATTTATGTTGGAACTGGATATCGTGTATTGCATAAAGACATGCAAGAACTGTTTAAAAAAGTTGACGGAGTTCTTCTTCATAAAGATGATCGTCTTTACAGAGATCCTTACGGGGGTATTTTGTGAATCTGTATAAAATTGATGAAAAAAAATTAATTGAACCAAGAGTCAAGACTACACCTCAAAATGTTCAAGAAGCAAATGAGGCATTATTTCGTGCTAAAATGACTCTACCCGCTGCTGCAAAACATTGTGGTATGACTCATAAGGAAATGAAACTAACCTTTTGGGAATTTCTAAAATATAATGAACCTGATTATGAAATCACTGAAGTCTTTGAAAACACCTCTTCGATATCCGGGAGGAAAATCGAAAGCAATTAAAACTCTTTCCAAGTGGTATCCCAAAATTATTACCGAGTATCGTGAACCATTTATTGGTGGTGGATCTATTGCAATTGATATAACCAAAGCAAATCCTGACATTCCTGTTTGGATTAACGACCTGTATGTGCCCTTGTACAACTTCTGGAAGCAACTGCGTGATCGTGGTCAGGACCTCTCAGAGGGTGTCAGAGAGCAGAAAGAGAAGATGCTTGAGAGTGGTACTCAAGATGAGAAAGACAAGTTTGCCAAGGACTTGTTCAACCAGTACTCCTCAGAGATTGATACGTATGATGATTTTCAGAAGGCAGTTGCTTTCTTCATCATGAACAAGTGTAGTTATTCTGGTCTGACAGAAAACAGCACTTTTTCTAGGACTGCCGCTAATGCTAACTTTTCTTTGGTTGGTGCAGATAAACTTGCTCAGTTCTCACAACTAATTAAAAATTGGAATATCACTAATATTGATTATTCTAAAGTTATGAATGCTGAAGGACCTAAAAATACTTTTGTATTTCTTGATCCTCCTTATGACATTAAAGATTTTTTATATGGAAAGAATCGTGAGATGCATAAATCATTTGATCATGAAATATTTGCCGAAAAAGTTTATGCATGTCCTCACAATTTCATGATTACTTATAATGTAAATGATCGTCTTCTTGAATTGTATAAAGATTATTATCTTGAATATTGGAAATTACGTTATTCCATGGTTCATCGTGGAGACAAGAATACTCAAGATAATGTAAAGACTGAACTTCTAGTTACAAATTATTCTCTTACACCACAAACTCCGATTGAAGAACAATGGAACTAAAAGATTGGTTAAACAGTATTAATCAAACAAAAAAACATTTGATTGATGAAGATCCTTCTATTGAAAAGGATTATCCTCCATACATTATTAATCGTTGTTTCTCCGGACACATTGATACTTTGATGTTTGCAAATGAAATGAATAAGTATCACTTTCTTTCAAAGAAACTCCAATATGATTTTCTTATAAATATTGTGAGGAAAAAGAAGAGATTCTCTCCCTGGCTCCGACAAGATAAGATCAAAGATCTTGATTATGTCAAACGTTATTATGGTTATAGTAATGAAAAGGCAAAACAGGCTTTGAAAATTCTTACACAAGAACAAATTAACTTTATTAAATCGAAATTTGAAACTGGAGGAAAAAGATGAGTGTTGTTAGAGAACCTGAGGTAAGTTGGTCTCCCGAACAAATGGTTGAGATTGCTCTCAATGAACCTGATGACTTTTTGAAAGTGCGTGAAACTTTGACAAGAATTGGAGTTGCATCTAGAAAGGAAAAGAAAATCTATCAGTCCTGTCATATTCTTCATAAACAAGGAAGATATTTCTTAGTGCATTTTAAAGAACTATTTGCACTAGACGGAAAACATGCTAATTTGACACAAAATGACATCCAGCGTCGTAACCGTATTGCTCAACTTCTTGCTGATTGGGGTCTTATTAGTATTGTTAATTTAGAAAAAATTCAAGACATTGCACCACTAAATCAAATTAAAGTTCTTGCATATAAGGATAAGCAAGAATGGACACTAGAGACAAAGTATAATATCGGTTCTAAGAAGAAAAGAGTTGAAGAAACTGAATAAATCTTATTAGTATTCAGTATATAACATCCTTGTTGATGTTCAGCCTATAATACTTGACAAAATTTATAAATTATCATATAATAAATTGAATTGGTATTCAAAGAGAAATTCTCTCGTTAGCATTCATGCCTTAATACTTAAAAAATTATGAACAAATTTATTACTTGCGACATTGGTAAAAAAGAAACCTATGTCTTTATCCCAGAGACAAATAATCATTATGTAATTTCTAATGAAGACTTTATTCAGTTAAATGTTCCAGAACTGAATGGTCATGATATTATAATTGAAGACGCTCACATCAGAGCACAAGAGGATGATAGCCTTGCTCAGAGTTGGACTATTGATCAACTCATAGAATTAAGATCTACTGCTGATTCAATGGGCATTAAGATTCTCTGTTTTCCTCAGAAAGTTACTCCTAAAGCAAGAAAAATTGCTTCAATCGGATTGAGAGAAAATCTTCTTGAAAAAACTGATAAAAATGATATTGAAGCAATTGCTTTTTATCTTCAAGAGTTTCCAGAAGCATATAATGCTCTTAAAGTTTTTTATCCTATTAAATATCAAACTTTTGAAAAAAAAGTTTCTCACATCTACACTGATAGAAATGCTTTGACTGAGGACTCAAATGGTGCAAGAAATCAACAATATGGAATCAAAACTGATTACTCTGATGCAGTGATTGAATGGATCAAAAAATATCTTTTTAAACTTGCTGGTGAACTTGATTCTGATACGAGAGAGTGGGCTGGTATTGAATTAAATAAAAACAACTCTGCATTAAAAGATGGACTTAAAAATTATACCAGTTCAAAACTTAAATTCATCTATGGAGTTATCAATACTATTATTGATCCTAATACTGGTGAACCTAGATTGAGGTCTGATATTAACAAACCTCCGCATTGGAAGTATGCAAAAAAAGTATATTTTGGTCTAACTCCATACCACATGCATGCTGGTGTGACTGCATCAAACTATAAGTATCATAAACGTAAATCAGGTTCTTCCTGCAAGAAGAGTATGAGTTTTGAATCAAAGAACGCTGTCAAGAATCTTGATGATGTCCGTGAGATCAGAGAAGCAATGAAAGAGTCTGATAGACACCTTCGTGATCTTTGGAGAACTGCTCGTAAGATGATTGTTGAAGATGGTCTCCGTTAGTATTCAGGGGAAAATACTCTTGTTAGTATTCATCATCT